GCTATTTACAATAAACTAATTAGCAATGCCGGTAATTAAATGTTCAAATGGGAAATATAGAATTGGCAACGGTTCTTGTATATACCAAACAGAAGAAAAAGCGCAAAGCGTATGGGCGGCAATACGTGTTTCAATGGTTGACAGTTACAACGACTACCCACAGGCAGCAAGGGTAAACGCACAAAGAGCAATAAACATACGAAACCAATACGACCGCAATTGCGGAACGCCTGTTGGTTGGGCGCGTGCAAACCAATTAGCAAAGGGCGAAAATATTACAAGGGACACAATTGCAAGAATGTCGTCTTTTGAAAGGCATAGGGAAAATTCAAAGGGTGACCCAAAAACAGATTGTGGCGCTTTAATGTGGTTGGCTTGGGGTGGCAACGAAGGTGTTGAATGGGCGCAAAAGAAGCTTAAACAAATAGATGAAGAAACACACTAAAATTTATCTTGATTATTTTGGCTACGGTTTAGAAGACTTTATTCCCTGCGAAGTATGCGGACAAAGAGCAGTTGACATTCACCACATAGACGCACGGGGAATGGGGGGAACTAAAAAAGAAGATACGATTGACAATTTACAGGCTTTATGCAGATATTGCCACGTTGTTATGGGGGACACAAAGACACATTATCAATATTTAAAGGACATTCACAATAAGTTATTAAATGGCAAAGGTTAAACAAGACAGTCGCAAAGTATCATTTGGAAAAAGAAAGCGCGGACACGCTAAAAAGAGTTTCAACAAACACAGTCCAAGACCAAAAGCTTACAAAGGTCAGGGACGTTAAAACTGTGTTCAAACTGTGTAATTATGGCAAAAAATATATCAGGTTTAAAACCATTCAAAGCGGGCGAAGATTCAAGACGCAACTTAGAAGGGCGACCAAGAAAATACGTTAGTCTATTAAAAGAACAAGGCTACAAATTAAACGAAATAAACGATTCAATACAGGCATTGATGTCAATGACGCCAAAGGAATTGGAAGCGGTGACAAAGAACCCGGAAGCAACTGTACTTGAAATGACTGTTGCAAAGGCAATCACTAAGTCAATGAATAACGGAAGTCTTTATTCAATGGACACCTTATTGTCCCGTGTTTACGGTAAACCAAAAGAACAGGTTGACGTTCAACAGGATTCACGAATTGAAGTTGTATTTGTTGACGGCAAAACCATTTTGTAAATAGATTACAAAGTGCATATCTTTACATTATGCGCATAGAACTTCCAACACCACATATTAACCAAAGGCAAATATTGGATTCCAATAAACGCTTTATTGTCGTTATGTGCGGACGTCGTTTTGGTAAGTCAGAACTTTCACAGATACTTGGAATCACAGAAGCATTAAAAGGCGGGTCAGTTGCATACGTTACACCGACATACGGATTGGCACAGGTATTCTTTGAACGCCTGACAAAGACATTGCCATTTAAAAACAATATTTCAAAGCTTAAAATCTATTGTCCCAACGAAGGTTCAATTGAATTCTTTACAGGTGAAAGGTTGGATAACTTACGCGGTCGTAAATTCCATTTGGTTATTATTGACGAAGCTGCTTTTATTTCAGACCTTGAAGACGGTTGGTCAAATAGCATACGCCCAACGCTGACCGATTACGAAGGGCGTGCGGTTTTCCTTTCAACACCACGTGGCAAAAACTTTTTTTATTCCCTGTTTATGAAGCAGGGTGAAAATGATTGGCAAAGCTTTAAATTTAGCACATACGACAACCCGCACATAAACCCCCGCGAAATTGACGACGCCCGAATACAATTACCTGAAGTCGTATTTAATCAGGAATATTTAGCAGACCCCGCAGAAAATAGTGCCAACCCTTTTGGGAACGCATTTATTAGACGTTGCATTAAACCATTATCAGCGCAGACAATTGTTTGTTACGGGATTGACCTTGCAAAGTCTGTTGACTTTACTGTTATCATTGGATTGGATAAAAGCGGCAACGTGGCTTATTTTGACCGCTTCCAATTGGATTGGCATAACACTAAGGAAACCATAAAAAGATTGCCGCCTGCGCCTATAATCGTGGATTCAACGGGTGTTGGTGACCCAATACTTGAAGACTTATTGCGCGAAGGTGTAAACATTGAGGGTTTAAAGTTTACAAGTCAAAGCAAACAACAATTAATGGAAGGTTTAGCTTCAGCCATTCAACAGGCTAAAATTGGATTTCCTGAAGGGGTTATTGTGGACGAATTAGACGTGTTTGAATATCAGTTTACCGCAAACGGTGTTAGGTATTCAGCGCCGTCCGGATTCCACGACGATTGCGTTGTTTCATTGGCTTTGGCTTGGCAGAATCACAATGTTAAGCGCGGTTCAGGGCGTTACGCCTTTGCTTAATCAATCACAAAAGTTGCTTTATTAGGCAACTTTGAGGCGAAAACGATTGACAATCGGCTCATATATGATTAATAAACCGTTTATCCTTATTATTTACCGTTCATCACAAAGTTGAAAAATAGTTGGCAATATGTTTGGAAGGTGTATATAAGTTAATATATCTTTGATTTATCAAACAAACAAAAACCAACATTATGAAAAAGCCATTACAAGAAGGAATTAATATGAAAAATCTAACTGAAAATGAATGGAATCAATTTAAAATTTATTTTGATTTTATGATTAAGTCAGGTTATTCAGAATTAGAATCAAAAGAACAAGCATACAATAAAGCTATTAAAAATAGAGTTGTTGGAATGTTTACTTCAAAAAATTATAGACATTAATTACTATCCCCCGCAGGGGTGCGACTGTCCAACGCACATTTTAAAACTTACAACTATGCCAAACAAATTAAAAACACCACAGGAAAAACATTTGGAATTATTAGCTGCCCGTCAAAAGAAATACGCCCAAGAATCATTGGGTATGGGTTGGTTCTTCGCTATTGTTGCCGGCGCTTTATTGTTAACCGCTTTAATTGAAAACATTTAATATGGCTAATTACTACGAACTAAAACAGACAACTTTAATGGAATTGGAAATTGAAGGTTTAATTGAAAAGATTAAACAACTTGAAATAAGTTTAGGAATTAAAGAATTAGAAATTAAACAATTAAAAATGCGTATATTAGCATTGGCAGATATTAACCAATAATACTTTATGATAACAAATTTTGAATTCCTTACAAGGGAAATGACCGACGAAGAAAAGAAGTTAGTGCCAATTCTGATAAAAGGATTTAGCACCAAGACAAAAGACAACCCAATTAAAGCGCCTGAAATAGTACAAACAATCAATGGCAAACGTGAAACATTGGGTTTAAAATTAAACTTTTCTGAAGTTAGGTTGCGAAAAATAGTTAACTTTATAAGGGCAGAAGGCATATTGCCGTTAATAGCGACGTCAAACGGTTACTATTGCAGCAATGACAAAGAAGAAATTAAAAGCCAAATTGAAAGCTTAACGCAGCGCGCTGAAGCAATAATGTCAAGCGCTAACGGACTTAATAAATTTATATAATATGAAAGAATTAATTGAACTTCGCGAATGGGTTGAACAACAATGCAAAACAGGTCAGCCGTTTAGCTGCGCAGACGTTTTAAATAAGATTGACGAAATGTGCGAAAGTGACGACGATATTGACAATCTTTTATTAACTTCGTGCTATGAAATGGAATAATTTAACCCTTTGGCAGTACCAACAATTAATGCCTATTTTAACCAACACCGAAAAGGATTGGACAGAATTAGACAAAGAAACAAAAATGTTATCAGTTATTACCGGTTTAACTGAACATCAAATTGACAGTTTAAGTATTCAAACATTAAAGGAATTACGCAAAAATTTGGAATTTTTGAATGAACCAATTGTTGGCAAACCTGTTAATTACATTATTGTTAATGGCAAACGTTACAGAATTAATTATGATATCAAGAATATGCCGGCGGCACGTTATATTGAAAGCAAGGTATTCAGCAAAGATACATTGGGAAACCTGCACAAAATAGCTGCGTCAATGGTTGTCCCGCAAAAGAAGACTTGGTTTGGTAAATGGATTGACGACAAATACGACGCAAGCAAACACGAAGATTATGCTGCGGATATGCAGGAAGCTAATTTTATACACGTTTACCATTCGTTGGTTTTTTTTTATCAAGTTTACAGAAATTGGATAGAAGTTTCACGGGACTATATGAAAGTGGAAATGATGAAAGCGGGAATGACGGCGACGCAAGCGGATTCGGTGGTGTTGCTTTTATGCGAATCTACGGGTGGCATTATACCGCCAAACTTGTTGCCGACCACGAAAATATTAGAAATTCAGAAGCTTTTGAAATGAAGACTTTGGAGTTTTTGAACACAATGGCATATTTAAAGTCAAAAAATGCATACGACCGCGAAGAATTAAAGCGGAAAAGATAGTTGGTTTTATGTTGTGAGTAAATGAAGAAGACCCCGTTTTTAGCGGGGTTTTTCTATTGGCGGTATTTAGGGTTAAAATAGCTATTTAAGGGTATGAGTGAGGCAAAAGCACAGGCGGAATTACTTAAAAGCAAATATTTGCAACAAATAGGCGATTATTATGATTTAATCAATCCCGAAGACCTGCCTGTGCTTGACGGTATTTTTTTGTATTATGGTAAATTATTCAACGACGAAGTAGCAAGACAACTTGATATTTCAGGTTCAGTTGCTTCAGGCAAAATTGGTCAATTAGCAGTACCCCAAATTATTAAATTTGGTACTGAATACGGAATGGCATTAGGATATGAAAAAAACAATCCTGCTTCTGTTTACTATGACTTTGTCAATAAGGGTGTTAAAGGTGTTGGCGGTAAAAATCAGAAGAAAAAAGATATTGATTCAGATACACCTTATGCCTATAAAACAATTAAGCCAAATAAAAAAATGATTGAATCTATTTTTAAATGGTATCAATTAGGTAAGGCAAAAGCAAGGACAGATACACAAACAAAAAAATTGTCCGCAGTTCAGTCTAAAAATAGAAAATTAAAAAGCGTTTCAAGTAACCCAATTACATTAAAAGAAATATCCACTATGACCGCCATTGCAATAAAAAGGGACGGTTTAAAGTCAACTAAATTCTTTGATAATGCAATTAAAAAAGTATTCAATCAAGAATTCTACGATATTATGGGCGTGGCTTTGGGAAATGACATTAAATTACAAATAGTACAGATAAATAATCAATACAAAGATGGCTATAACAATAAATAGTATTCCGGCTACATATCCAAGTATGCACGAAGACCTTTGGTTTGTTGCTTCTTCAACAAATGTTGGGGTGACAAACTTTAAATTTGTGTACGACGTATATATTGACGGCGCACAGGTAAGCAGAAACAAAGTATTCCCTGCACCAAGTGGTGAAGGCAGTTACGGCGTATTTAATGCGTCACCAATGGTGCGCGCATACGTAACCAATTACTTTGAACCTTCAGGAAGCACGGTTTTAATGGCTTCAAATGATAAAATAAAAGTTGACTATCAAGTGCGCATTGGCGAAGAAGTAAGCGGTGCAGTTGTTGCAAACTTGGCTTCAGGTTCTTATTCAGCATACAACTATTATGCGCCTTTATTCGGGGATATATTCACAGAAAACGGCGACGTACCTTTGGTATTGTCAAGCTATTATGATAATTTATTGATTGAAAATTACACGGACGATTGGTTGTCAGACCGCGACAATGGCGATATACCTATTGAATACGGCGACCAATTTTTTATTACTTTCTTAAAGATTACAGGCGGCACATATTATCTTTGGGTTCAGCCAACAAATGAAAATGGAACTTTGGGAACTGCGGTAAGCGGCGGAATTACAATGACCGGAAAATTTAACTTATTCAATTTCCAAGCTGCGGCAATCAATGCTTGGGCGGGTTCAACAATAATCACAGAAAACACATACGGGTACAATGTTTATATTACGCTTGGCGCAGCCGTTACAAGGGTCTTACGATTCAGACAGGTATGTAACCCAAAGTACCGACAGTATAACCTTCACTTTCTCAATAGACTTGGTGGATATGATACAATGGCATTCAGATTGGTTAACAAAAGAAGAAGCCAATTTGAACGGTCTTCATACCGACGTAACCCTTATCAGTTATCAGGTAGTCAAATGACAAATATTGATACGTACAACAAATACAATGAAACTACGTACAACTTCGCAATACAACATACTGACTTTTATATGTTGACTTCAGATTGGGTTAATGACCAAGATTATGCTTGGCTTGCTCAATTAATTGCGTCACCAATTGTTTATATGGAAGTTCAGGGTGCATTTTTCCCTGTGACAATTAACAATACAAACTATCAATACAAATACAAGGTCGCTGACAAATTATTTAATTTTGATTTGGAAGTTGAAGTTGGTAAATATTTAAACAGTCAATACAGATAATGATTAGAACCGAAATTTATATTGAAAATCAATTGATTGATTTGTTGCAAGATATTGGGACAAACTTTACATATTCTATTGACGACGTAAATGACTTCGGAAGTCGCAATACTTCTTTTAGCCGTACAATTGCAATTCCTGCAACGTCAAGAAACAATAAAATATTAGGGTTTGCTTTTGATTTAGGAACTTCAACAGAATATAATGCTGAATTGCCTAACGTAAATGCAAACTTTACACCTGCACAATCTGCTAAATGCGAAGTATTTATTGATAAAATACAGATATTCAAAGGCGTTATTCGCATACTTGAAATAGTATCAAATAATGGCACAACAGAATATCAATGCGCCGTATTTGGTGAATTAGGTGGCTTTATTACTGAATTAGGAAATAAGCGCTTAGAAGACTTGGATTTTAGCGAATATAACCATACTTGGAATGTTACTTCAATACAAAATAGTTGGAATACAATAAACGGTTCAGGTTACTATTATCCATTAATTGATTACGGGAATGTATCAAGCAATAAAGACGATTTCAGCGTTTCAGCTTTTAGACCTGCATTATACGCAAAGGAATATATTGAAAAAATATTTGAAGGCACAACTTATTCTTTGAATTGCGACTTTTTTAATACAGATTTTTTTAAAAAGCTTATTATTCCAAATAATAGTCAGGGAATACAAGGTACAAATGACAGATTCATTTTAGCGACTATTGACGCAACTAAAACAATATTAAACAGTAACACACCAACCGCAAGAAATATAAATGTACCTTTTGATACTACGACTTTACTTAATTTTACGGAAAATGGAAGTAAAAGTATATTTACTTATACTGACAGTACAAAGACAGTTAGGGCGTTGGCTTCCATAACGGGGGTATATCAAACAGACGCCGCTTCTTCAATTACCGCTACTTTATACGTTGCAGGTGTTGCAGTTCAGACTTTAACGCAACCAACTTTTTCAGCAAATAACCCTTATTCATTCAGTTTTGATTGGACAGGAAATATTGATAATACAAATACAGTTTATATAAATATAAGCGTTCCCGTTACTGCGAATACTTATATTGTAACAATATCAAGCGCAAATTTTAATTTTAGTCAATTAGCTGCGCAATTAGCAACTGTTGCTTATAATGGTACTGTTTCAATAAATAACAATTTACCAAAAGGAATATTCCAAAAAGATTTCTTTTTAAGTATTGTTAAAATGTTTAATATGTACGTTTATCAAGATAACATAAACGACAAACAGATAAACATTGCACCGTACATTGATTTTTATTCTGACACCGTGACTAATTCTTTGGATTGGTCGCAAAAAATTGATATGGTTTCAACATTATCAATTAAACCAATGTCGCAATTGAATGCGCGATATTATGCGTACAGATATTCTGACGATTCTGATTATTACAATGAAAATTACAAAAAGAAATATGGTCAATCATATGGTGATTTTTTATATGATTCACAATTTGATTTTGTAAAAGACACCGCATATTCTCAAATTATATTTGCGCCAACTATATTAACGCAACCAACTTCACACGGACACGCTGACAAATATTTTTCAGTTATTTATAAGTTATCTAATTATAATACACAAGAAGACCCAATGGATTCTGTGTTACGTATTTTAATGGCTAAAAAATTAAATATTGCGCACCAATGGCATATTAAAAGCGGAATCAATGGCGCAGGTAGCAATTTAGCTTCATTAACAACTTACGGTTATGCGGGACACTTAGACGACCCAACCAACCCAACTGTTGACTTGAATTTTGGCGCACCAAAGGAATTGCAATTTCCTGCGTCAACTTACCCAACAAATAACTTATTTAATACATATCATTTGCCGTACATTTTAGAAATTACGGATATGGAATCAAAACTTTTGACGTGTCGTGCATACTTAAATGCGCTTGACATTTATAATTTAGATTTCAGCAAATACATTTGGATAAATGGCGTATTGTTTAGACTAAACAAAGTTGAATCATACGACCCTTTGGCATATAGAACAACACAAATTAGTTTACTTAAAGTAATAAAAACGAATTAATGGCAACAGAAGAAGTAATTGGTATAAAGATAGTAGTAAATGGTCAAGAAAAAGTCTTGACTTCAATGGCTGAAATTAAAAAAGAATTAAAAGAAGCCACATTTGATGTTTTAAAATTTACTGAAAAATTTGGTGCAACTTCAAAAGAAGCAACTGACGCAGCCAAAAGGGTTGCAGTATTAAAAGATGCCATTGGTGATGCAAGAACAATGACAGATGCCTTCAATCCTGACGCAAAGTTTAAAGCGCTTGCGTCTTCATTAGCAGGTGTTGCAGGTGGATTTAGTGCAGTTCAGGGTATAATGGCAGTATTTGGAAAAGAAAATAAAAACGTTGAACAGGCTTTATTAAAAGTAAATGCCGCAATGGCTTTGTCACAGGGTTTGAATGCTTTGGGTGACAGTATTGATAGCTTTAAAACATTAGGTGCGCAAATTAAATTGTCAACTACATTTATTGAATTAAATAGTACGGCAACTAAAATTGCGGCGGGGGTTCAAAAGGCTTTTGGAATTGCAACTGTTGAAACAAGTAATGGGTTTAAAGTTTTAAAAGGTGCTATTGTTGCGACCGGTATTGGTGCGCTTGTTGTTTTATTAGGTACAGTAATTGCTAACTTTGACGCAATTTCAGATTGGATTAAAAAAAGTCCATTAGGTGCATTGGCAAAAGGTGTTGGCGCATTAGTTGAACAATTTACAGATTTTGTTGGAATTACAAGCGAAGCAGAACGTAATTTAAACAAATTATCAGTTGCAAATAAACGTGCAAATGAAGACATTGAAAATAGAATTAAAGTATTAAAGGCGCAAGGCGGTTCAGAAAAAGAAATATACGATTTAAAAATTAAACAAACAAATAATGAATTAGCAACTTTACGTGAAAGTTTAAAAACAAAGGGTAAATTAACTGAAGATGAACAAAAACAATTCAGAACACTACAAAATGACAAGTTAGTAGCAAGTGCAGAATTTAATAAAAAAATTGCAGAAGATACTAAAAAAGCAAATGATAAAACACAGGAAGAAAAAAAGAAGCACGACGAAGAAGTTAAGAAAATAAATGATGAAGCAAACAAAAAAATTGCAGAAGATACTAAAACTGCTAATAAAATACTTCTTGATTTACAAAATGAAAAAAGCAAGGCGTTAATTAAAGATGAGAACGAAAAAGCAATTAAGCAATTAGAAATTGATAAAAATGCAAAGGAAAAAGAAATTGAACAATTAAAAGTTTCTCAAAAAGTTAAAGATGAATTAATAAAACTGAATAATGAAAAATATCAGATTGAAAAAATTACTTTAGAAGAAAAAGCAAAAGAAGATAGGGATAAAAAAAATAAAGAAGAAGAAGAAAGTCTGAATGAATTTAATGAAAAAATTGCAGAAATTAAAGCAAATGCAATTAAAGATGACAACGAACGTGCAGAAGCTTTAAGATTAGCTAAACTTAAAAAAGACCTTTCAGATTTAGATGAAGACAAAGAGTTTTTAAAAAAATCTTTAACTGAACAGGCTGCAATTAAAAAAGATTTAATTGATGCTTCAGAATTAGAAGGGCAAAGGTCTAAGAATGACATAATTGCAAAAGGTTTACAAGACGAAGTTGCATTATTACAAGCACAACAAAAAGGTTTAACTGAAGATTCTGACGCATATTGGCAGAATTTAAAAGATATTGAAGAAAAATCATATCAAGCTAAAATCTTAGGTGCAAAAGGCAACACCAAAGAAATTGAAAAAATAAATGCTGAACATTCTGCAAATAATATAGCTATTGAAGAAGCTGAAAGTAAAGCAAAACACGCTTTATTCATTAGACGTGTACAAATGATTGGTCAGTTTGGAAAGGATTTGCAAGTATTAGCAGGTAAAAATAAAAAAATAGCAATTGCTGGTTTATTAATTGAAAAAGGTGCTGCATTAACAGAAATCGTTTCAAATACTGCGGTTGCAACTGCGAAGGCGGTTAAAGCTTCGCCATTGACATTAGGTTTGCCGTGGTCAGCTTTAATTGTTGCAGGCGGTATTGTTCAGGCTGCTTCAGTTGTTAAGTCAGCCGTTGACGGAATAAAAGCAATTAATTCCGCAGGTTCACAGGCAGGACTTTCAGAAGACGGCGCAATTGGCGCAGGTACAGATATTTCAATGCCTTCTACCGGTGGTGGCGGTGGTGGCGGTGCAGTTCCCGATACAGGCGGCGGTGCAGCACCTAACTTGGGCGGCGGTGGTGGCGGTGGCAATAATGGTGGCGGTGGCGGAAATAATGCAATTCGTGCATACGTTGTTGAAAGTGATATTTCAGGTACACAAAGACGAGTTCAGCAAATTGAGAACCAAGCAAGATTTGAATAAACGATAAATTAAATAAAATAAACTATTTATGGGTATGAATACAGAATTACCAATATATATGTTGGACATAACTGACGACATTGAAGACGATTCACAGGTTGACTTTATTGCATTGGTTGACCGTCCTGCAATTCAAAAGAATTGGAACGCATTTAATAAAACACAGAAATTTGAAATTGTTAATGAAGACCGTCGCATTATTTCGGGCGCTATTATGTTGGCTGATACGCCAATTTTTCGTTCTGACGCTACTTATGGCGACTACTATGTGGCTTTTAGTCGTGATACTATTCTTAAAATTGTCCAAAAGTTTTTCAAAAAAGGATTCCAAAGCAATGTAAACTT